CTGGTGAAAGGCGATCTCAAGAGCCGGATGGAAGCCTACTGGCTGCAGCGCCAGATGGGCATCGCCAACGCCGACGAGCTGCGTGCGCGTGAGAACCAGAACAAGATCCCCGGCGCTGCGGGTACGGAATACTGGCGGCCCGCGAACATGGCGGTTGCTGGTGAGCCCGTCGCCAGTGCCGGAACTGCCCCGTCGCCATCGGATGATGCGTCCGACGATCAGGTCGATGACGACGCCGACGAAGACACGGAAGGAACCACGCCATGAAGCAGGACGCAGCAGCGGTCATCGCGGCGATCCGCGCCACGCCTTGGGCGATCCTGCCCGAGTACCTTGAGGCCATCGAGGCCATCGCAGCCCGTGCGCTGGACGACGACATCCTCAAACTAGTGGCAGCCGATGGGCATGAGGCCCGGATGGAAGCGGCTCGGATGTCGGTTGCGGCAGTCGGCACGCGACTGGAAGGCTCCATGATGAGCACGTTCCGCGATGGAACAGCCCTCATCCCGATCGTCGGAACGATCTTCCCGCGCGCCTCGATGATTGGCGCCAGCACGGGGGGAACGGCTCTCAGCGAAGTGATGCACGATATGCGTGTCGCGCTGCGCAGTGATCAGGTCGAGCGGATTGTGATGCTGGTGGACAGCCCCGGCGGCGTCGTGTCGTCGCTGGGGGAAGCTGCAGATGGCATCCGTGCCGCTGAGAAGCCGGTCACGGCTTTTGTTGCTGGCATGGGTGCATCGGCGGCCTACTGGCTTGCCTCGCAGGCCCGCGAGATCGTGTTGGACCGCTCCGCTTCGGTCGGATCGATAGGCGTGGTCGCGACGGTCAGCCGTCAGGAAGGCCCGGACCAGAATGGCCGGCGTGCCTATGAGATCGTCAGCTCTGGCGCTCCGCTGAAGCGGCCGGACGTTTCGACCGACGAAGGGCGCGCCGCGATCCAAGCCGATGTCGATGCCATAGAGGAGGTCTTCGTCGCTGACGTGGCCGCTGGCCGGAAGGTCGACATGGACAAGGTGCGGAAGCAGTTCGGGCAGGGCGCGATGGTGCCCGCTGCACGCGCCGTTGCTGCAGGCATGGCTGACCGGATCGGCTCGCTGGAAAGCGTGCTGGCCTACGGCACCAAGGAATCCGGGCGCACCCGGCAGAACAATGGGGGCAGACGTGCGCTGTATGCCGCCGAAATCGAGACGCGGCGGCGAGCCGCAGAAAGAGGCTAAAATGGACCGTATCACGGCCCTGCGAGCCCGCCGCGCGGGCATCATCGACCAGATGGAGGCCCTTGTGGCGTCCGTGCCGGAAGGTGAGGACATGACCGCCGATCAGGTGGCCCAGTATGAGGCCCTGAAGGCGGAAGACGACAAGGTTGCGGCTGAGCTGTCCCGCGCCGAAGATCTGGAGCGTCGTCGCGCTGCTGCTGCCAAGCCGGTGGCTCCGCTGCCCGGCCCGACCGCGCCGCAGGCCACCGTTCCGGCCCAGCCCGCAGAGAAGGGCATCCGGTTCGCCCGGATGGCTCGTGCGCTGGCCGCCTCCGGTGGCATTCCGCGCCTTGCCCAGGAGCAGGCCGAAGCATGGGGCGACTCCGGCCTCTTCGCGAACCAGAACATGACCAATGGTGCTGCGGGTGGCTTCTTGGTCCCCGAGGATGTGTCCTCGGAGATCATCGAACTGCTGCGTCCGCAGTCGGTGATCATGCGCGGTGGCCCGCGTGTGGTGCCGCTGCCCAACGGCAACCTGACCATGAACCGGCAAGCAACCGGGGCGAACTTCTCCTATGTTGGGGAACAGCAGGACATCCCGGCCACGGCAATGACCCTCGGTCAGGTAAAGCTGTCCGCGAAGAAGCTGACCGGTCTGATCCCGATCTCCAACGATCTGCTGCGCTCGGCCTCGGTTGCGGCCGACCGTCTTGTGCGCGATGACATCGTAGAGGGCTCCGCTATCGCGATGGACACGGCGTTCCTGCGCTCGGTCGGTGGCGACAACGCACCGCTCGGCCTGCGCCATCAGCTGACCGGCACGCCCTTCGCTGCGACGAACATCCTGACCGTCACCGCTGGCAACACGCTGACGACGATCACGGGTGACCTCGGCCGCATGGAACTGGCTCTGATGAACGCCAACGTGCCGCTCGCTGGCGCGGCATGGGTGGGAGCGCCTCGGACGATGATGCGGCTGATGAACATCCGGGACGGAAACGGCAACTTCGCCTTCCCGGAGATGCAGAACGGCAACCTGCGCGGCAAGCCGTTCTTCACCACCACAACCGTGCCGATCAACCTCGGCGGCGGCTCGGAGTCGGAGCTGTACCTTATCGCCTTCCCGCACGTTCTGGTGGGCGAGCACTCGGGCCTTGAGATCGCGACCTCGACGGAAGCGGCCTACAAGGACTCGACCGGCACGATGCAGGCCGCGTTCAGCCGCGACGAGACCGTGATGCGTGCCATCCAGCACCACGACATCGGCCTGCGCCATCTGCCCGCTGTCGCGATCCTGACCGCCGTCAACTGGGTTGACGCCTGATCCTGACGGGCCGGGGCAACCCGGCCCGTCTTTCCATCCCCTGATCATGGCCTTGACGGCCTGGAGGTTCTAAAATGACGACCCAAATTCGCGACATCGGCGCGCTGATCAAGGTTGATCGCGCCGCCGCCAACACCGTCATCACCGCTGGTGGTGGTGGTGACAACACCGAAGTGACCGGCATCACGCTTGACCGCGCCGCCATGGGCTGGCCGGAAAGCGCTGTGCTGGCGATCCCCTTCACCGCCACGCTGGCCGCCGGGCAGAGCCTGTCGATTGGCTACACAGTGCAGGAAGGTCAGGCCTCGGGCCTCGGCGATGCCGCTACGCTGGTGACTGCATCCCCGGCTGTCGTTGCAAGCTCGGTCGGCGGTGGCACGGTCACCGGCACCTTCGAGGTGAACTTCTCGCTGCGTGGCGCTGGTCGCTACTTCCGCGCGAACTGGACCCCGAACCTCAGCGCGGCAAACACTGACACCGCAGCTCTCTCCGCCGTGATCGTCACCGGCGGCGCGAACCGGCTGCCGCAATGATCCGGGTCCGCTTTGCGAAGGGCTGGCGCATGTACCAGCCCGGTGAAACCGCTGCTTTCAGCGAGGACATCGTGACCCAACTCGTTGCTGCCGGATTCGCGTCCGTAGTGGATGAGAAGGCGGAGGCCGCTGCCGAAAAGGCAGCTGCCAAAGCCGCCGCCAAGGCTGCTGCGGAGGCGAAAGCGGCTGCTGAGGCCGAAGAAGCCGCAGCGAAGAAGGCCGCGGAAGAAGCCGCCGCCGCCGCTGCTGAGGCCGAGGCAAGAGCCGCGGAAGAGGCTGCAGCTGCCGCTGCAAAGGCCGCGGAAGAAGCAGCCGCTGCCAAGGCCAATGCGACCAACGGGGAAGAGCGTTGACATGACGCTTACCCTGATCACCCCCCCGGCCTCCCCAGTTGTTCCTCTCGCTGATCTGAAGCTGCACCTGCGCGTCGATCATGCCGATGAGGACGCGCTGATCGCGCAGCTCGAAGCGGCAGCGGTCGGCTATCTGGACGGTTGGAGGGGTGTTCTGGGCCGCGCGATCCTGTCTCAGGT